ATGAGGTTTGAAAGTGATAATGAAATTATCTACAATGAAAGTCAAAACTTTATTGTTAATTTATCTAATCTTGGTAAAATTACTGGACAAAATAGTAATACTAATAGTGTTAGTGCTATTGCTGGAATAATTCCATCTGCTCAATTAACCGATTTTGGTAATTCTAAACATTTTAAAGCATCATACCCTCAACCAGTATCTATCAATGCTAAAACTGAGGAATTGATTAATAACTTTGAAGTGAATATAAGTAATGATGATGGAACACCCGCTACAAGTCTTAGACATCCAATTAATTTAACTTGTAGATTAACAGAAAATTAAAATTAGACAATTTAATTTAAAAATTTTTTGTTATATTTAATAAAATGAATAAACTCCCCGATACTACTATTATTGAAGAAAGCGAAGAAGAAGATAATGAATTGATGGATATTAAAGAAGTTCCACGTGAAAGTCCATTTGAAGAAGAACCTAAACCAGATGTAGAACCAGTTAGCGAGCAAGTTAATTATTCTATGCTTACTTCTAAAAAACTTAAAGAACTTGCTAAATCAAAAGGTTATAGAGGTTATTCTAAATTAACTAAACCTAATCTTATTAGAATGTTGAAAGGTGAGGAATTAGATGTTATACCTATTAAAAAAAAAACTAAACCGAAAGTTGAAAAAAAATTGGTTGAAACAAAACCAAAAGAATTGAAAAAAGAAGAAGTGTTAATTAAAGATGATGCTCAAGAAGAAGTTGAAGAAGTTGAAGAAGTTGAAGAAGTTGAAGAAGTTGAAGAAGTTGTTGTAGAAGAACCAAAACCTAAAAAGGTTATTAAGAAGAAACCAAAAAAGAAATCCACACCTAAACCAAGAGAACCAATTGTTAAAGCAAAAGAACCACTTGTTCAAAAGAGAGCAGATTATAATCCTTTCAAGCAAACATTTAGAATTATGTAAATGAAAAATTGTATTTTATTTTAATTTATTTTTATATTTTATTTTATATAAATGGATAAGCATAATCCTATTAAAATATTGAAGGTTAAGGATAGAACTGATAAAAAACCACCACCAAGGCAATTAGAAAAATACCTACCGGACGATGGGAGTGTTATTATGGTAGTAGCACCGATTGCTCAAGGGAAAAGTAATTTTATAACGGGTTGGTTTTTACACCCACAATTAGCAAAGGACTATTATGATACTATATATTTAATAAGTAATACAGCAAGGGCAGACGATACATCAAGGTTTTTAATTGAAGAACCAAATGTAATCGTCTATGACGATTTGAATTCCACTAAAATAGATAATATTATAGATGGTATTATCAATGAACAAAAAAAATTTCAAAAGAAAGATATGCCAAGAATAGCAATTGTATTTGATGATATTATTTCTTCAATGAAAATCAATAGTAAAGGGTTTGCTATTAGTTCTCGGGCGAGACACTACAACATAATTAGTTTATTTTATGTTGTTCAAAAGTTCCGTGCTGTCAGTAATGTAGTGCGGGCGAACACGACACATTTATTAACCTTTGCGGGTATATATAACGCCCTTGAATTAAAAGCACTTGATGAGGAATTTGCCTCCGTTGGTGGTAATGAAGGATTTACATCAATGTATAAGCGTGAGGTTCAAAATAATAAATATAGTTTTTTGTATGGCAATCTAAAAACTGGTAAAACATATTTGAACTTTGATAGACTATTACATAGCAATTTTGATAATTCAGCAAAAGAAAATAATGAAACAAAGTTAGATGAAACTTCTAACGAAGATAAAACTTTAGAAGAATAATATTTTATTTAAATTTTTAAAATAAATTATTTTATTAAAATAAATATGAATGATTTTCTACGTTCTCAAGTTTCACAAAGAGCATCTAACAGCGATAGAGTTTCTCAATTAATTAGTCAAAGCAAGGGTTCTCAATTTGAAAATTGGAGAGAAGATGCTGATAAATTATTTCAATCAAAATTACAACAATATAGCGATGACTTACAAGGTAATTTACAAAAAGAATTATCTGCTAAGAGTGAAGGTGTTGGTATTTTGACTTCTGTTCCAGATATTTATAAATTGGGTCAAGGAGGTTATAAAAATGTATTAGGTAGTTATGGTAAAGGTGTATTTGATAGAAGTGCTGTTGAACTTAATAAAGGAAAAGATAAAGTCAATAGTTTCATAGAAAGAAAAGTTGGAGTTAATGTTGAAAAAGGTGCTAAAAATATTTCTAATAGGGTTGGTCAAATAAAAGACCAATTAAACGGAAAACCACGTCAATTAGATATGGGTGTTCCAGTTCAAGCAGAAAGAACAGAACCACGACAAGCAAGCGAAGATATGAGTGGTATAACAACAAGAGCAACTGAACCAGGTGGAGAAAATAGAGCAGTATATACACAAGAACAAGGTATAGTTTCAAATCCAGAAACAGAGACAAGAGATGCTATGGCAAATGTTTCTACAAAAACTAATGCTACTGCTGATGTTAGTAGTGCCGTTAAAACAGAAAGTAAAATAACTACTGCTGCCGATGATGTTGGTAATGTTATAGGTAAAGTTGAACCTATTGCTGCCGCAACTGAAGAAACACCACCAGGTATGGCACTTGCTGGTGCTTTGGCAGTAGTAGGTGGATTGGCATTTGGAATTGATGAATTATTTGGTCATCATTCGCATAAACCTAAAAAACCACAATTACCTACCTTTAGTAGTGGAGTTGTAAATACTCCATATAATATTAGTGCTACAATTTTACCTAATGTTAGTTCTCAAACTCAACAACAAGGAACAACAACTTTTTAGAAAATATATAATTATTTAATTATTTTTTTTATTTATATTAATATATATAAAATGGAAAACGAATATTCTGCCAATGATAATACACTTTTTATACCAACAAAAAAATTGAAGATATATCCAGATGCTATGGGTGTTCCTATTAAAGCAAATGGAAAAGGAACTTCTCAATTTGTTTTTACAATTCCAGATTATCTTAACTTTATTAATCCAGAAACTTTGCGATTGAGATTTGATTTACAATTTGCGGAAGGTTCTCGTGGTTGCCCAGTTCCCGACCCTGCTGCTGCTTGTTCTTCTCTTTTTAGACACGCAAGGGTTCAAACTCAAAATGGATTAAATCTTCTTGAAGAGATTGACGAATATAGTTCTCGTGTTGCGATGGAATATTCTTATGCCCAAGATGAAGGTAAAATTCACGACCGAGAATTGAATGAAGGATTAGTATTAACTAAAAATGCTCAAAATCTTCTGTTTTGGGACGCACAACCACTTCCAAGCGCTGGTCTTCCTACTGAACTTAGTCCAAAAAAAGTTGATATTCAATTACCTCTATGGAGTGGTATTTTAGGAGTAGATGCCAGTGTTCTACCAGTAGCAGCGTTGGGAGGTGTAAAACTCACAATGGAGACAAATACATTAAGAAAATCAATTAGATTAGCACTTGATAGTAAAAAAGGAAAAGGCACTACAATTGCTACTGCTGTTCTTGCTACTGCTTGGGCAAATGCTTCTGCGGCACATATGGTAGATTTAGATATGACTGGTGGTGATAGTGTTCAATCAAATTATCAAGTCGGTGATGCCATCTATTACGATGTGGGTGGTGTAGATACTCTTATCGGTTTAGTTGTTTCAGTTGGAACTGCTGCTGGTAATAAATTTATTCTTAAAGTAAAAGGTAATGTAGCAGCAGGCGCAGGCAACAATGGTCCGGCACTTGCTCAACTAACAGAAATTTATACTTTACCAAAAGATAGATTTGAAGGTTTTACAGCACCAACAAATATCGTAGCAGGTAATGGAACTGCGAGCATTGCTACTGCCATTACACAAGCAGCAAAAAAAATTGATTATACTATTAGTGATATTGAAATGCTTATAGAACAAATCAGTCCTCCAGATAATTATGTTAGTGATATGGTTGCTAAAATTAATAGTAATTCGGGACTAATTATGAACTATAAAAACACCACATTACATAAGGTAAATTTAGTAGGAACCCAAGGATTGCTTAACGCTTCTATTCCCAATACTGCTCAAAGAGTTTATTCTGTTAATGCTATGCCATTGGCAAGTGTTGATACTTATGATAATGGTAATTTAACTGCTATTCCCGATAATATTGAAGCATACCAATTTGTTATTAATGACCAACTAATTCCAGACCAAAAAGTGCCTCTGTCTCGTCTTTCAATGACACCTGCTTACGTAGAACAAACTCATCTCCAAGAATTACGTAAATCACTTATAAATAGTGGTGTATTTGTAAAATCTTTACAAAATGCCGAGAGAAACTTTATTGTTGGTAGAGCAGTATCTCTTTTTGGGTCTGTCAGTGATATTACTAAAAGTGATTTGTCATTAAGACTTGAATATGGTGCTGCGACATTCCAAAAAACTCTTAATGTTTATGTGTGTTCCGCAAGAACTTTAATTATTAGACGTAATGAAATTGATGTTGTCGTATAAAAAGTATATAAAGATAAAAAACTTTTTATCTTTATAAATAAAAATGACTAATTCATTGTTAGAAGTATTTGAGGATTTTGAGGAAATGGATAGAGAACATTTTTACAAACTATATATGAATATTAGAAATTATTATAATTTTTTTATTAAAACTTCTAAAACAGATATTCAAGCAAGAATGTTGGCATTTGACTACGTATTGAAAGATACAACAGATTTAATGTTTTTTAGAGAGCAAATGAAATATAGAAATATTGATATGAAGGAATGTTATACTGAATATTAATTTTTTTATTTAATTTTTTTTAATTTTATATTTTATTATATAAAATGACAATTATTTCACAAGACAAGAATAGTATCCTCCCAATCAATACCCCCGCAAATGCGCAATATGGATTTTCTTTGGGTTCAAGTGTAATTCAATTTTTAATCCCACAAAGTCCTACTTTGCTTTTAAGCAAAACTCTCCGTTTGAATGGAAAATTGAGACTTAATAGGTCTAATAGCACATTTGACGCACCAGTATTACCTTCAAATCTCAACTTAGATGGTAATGGAGCATATGAACTTAGACTTAATGAAAGAGTTGGTCTCAATGCTCTATTTGATACTATCACAATTTCTGGTCTCGGCAGTGGCGGGCAAACTCTTGAAAGTTTGAGGAACTTAGGAAGACTGACTGCGCTTACAAAACCACTAACTCATAATCAACACGAATACGATGGAAAACTTAACGGACAAGATTGTTCTCTTGCTTCACGTAAAAATCTCGGTGCTGTAAATTGTAATACTGAGGTATTTTTCTCAATTCCTATTGAAACTGGTCTTACTATGGGAACAGAGGCACTTCCATTGGGAAATAATGGACTTCGTGGAATGGAAATTTTGATAACTTTGGCAAATGACAAAAATGTATTAATTTGTCCTACTGCTGCTGATAGACAATCTGCCTTTTATAGTCTTTTAAACCTTGAACTTTCTTACGATACTTTATCGTTTGATGCCGAAACAACAAAAATGATGGATACCCCCAGGGCAGGTGCTATGGAATATAATAGTTGGTCTCACCAGTATCAAGTTATAAATAGTAGTGATACTCAATTAAATTTGAACTTCGGCACAAGTAAAACACTTTCTGTTCTCTCAAATACATTACCAACTACATTTATTAATAATGTTGAAAAAGATAGTATGGCAACAGATAATTTTGTTAATCAAGTAGGAGGTGTATATAATAGTGCTGTTTTACTTAACAAAGTAGTATTTGGACGTGATGGTATTAGATTACCACTTGATTATGAAATCCAATGTGCCGATGAAAGTGCTGCTAATAGACCACGTGTGGAGTTGATTGAAGAACTTAAAGGTTCTATGGACGTGTCGGGTAGTGCTAAAACTTTAATTTCAGTTAATACTGAAAATCAATTGAAAACAAAAGTAAATCTTGATGGTAATGAGGTTGCTTCATTAGACCCTGCCGTAAATGTTCAATCTCAAAATAGTCCAGTGTTTGGATTGGCAGTCAGCGAAGATAGTCTAACTAAGGTCGGCAGAGACTTTTCTACTTCTACATTCACAATGAGAATTGAGAGCAGTCTAAATGGAAATTCTCCCCAAAGTATGAATGTATTTACACTTTCTAAAAATCTACTTAATTATACCCCGACTGGAATTTCTGTAAGTTCATAAATTTTATATAAAAAATTTTAATATAAAAAATTTTATTTAATTTTTCAAAATATTATATAACTATATAATAAAATGTCTAAATCACAACTTCCCGATGTTCTAATCCCAGTCAATAAAACTACTATGTCAAATGTTGATATTTATACTTCCATACTTGAACCAGTAAATAAAAGTCAAAAGAGAATTATCTTTAACCTAAGGAAACAAGGGATACTTCATAGTGGTTCTCGTATTAATTTCACTATTCACCCAGAAGACGCAGTTGCGAGCGCTGCTGGTGATTGTTTTCTCAGTTGTAGCGCTGGGGCAGGGTCGTTCGTGGATACTGCTATTCTTAGGATTGGAACCCGTGAAATTTCACGTGTAGAAAAGTTTGGAACTTATTATGCTATGAAACGCTCAGTCCATACTGCTTCTCAACAAACTAATATTGATATGGTCTTAGATGGAGCAGTTTCAGTAGTCTCTTGTTCTCCTAATACTGATGGTAAATATGCTATTGATACCGGTGCTGCCGTTTATGCTAATAAAACAACTGGTATTACACCAAACAAATACAAACTGACAAAATCACAAGACGAATGTGCGACTTTTAGTCTCTCTTTGGCGGACTTATTTCCAGTAATGAAGGGTATGATGTTGCCTTTAGCGTTTCTTCAAAATTCTGTAAGTGTAGAACTACTATTAAAACAACAAAAGGATACTGAAACTGGTAAAACTATTTTATTTAGTGCCAATCCTACTACAACTGCCACTACTTATGGTCTTAATAATATAAATATGTTGATTGATTATTTGGAATACGACGAGAGCACAATGAACAACATTAGAAATCAAGTAGAAGGTGATGGATTACCAATGAATTATCCAGATATTTCTTTGACTACTACCCAACTAATCGCACCTGCTACCCCTGGCACTGGACTTACAAAAACAATACCAGATGTCCGTGAAGTAGGCACAGCAGGTCTTAGGGTTAATAATATTATGGTAGTTGATAAAAAACCTGGTGTTAATCCACTTGTTGGCGAATACCGAAGCGATGCTATGATACACCCAGTTAAATTTAATTGGAGGGTAAATGACCGCATTATCTATCCTAAAAAATTGGAAAATACCTCCTTGATGCGTAGTGAAATGGAACAAATTTTAGAATTTCCTATGTCTTGTCCCAGTGTTCAATATTCTCTTGATGTTCAAAATAACTTCTACACTAACAAAAATGGAGGACAAAATATTGTAATGGACGCAAATGTTAATTTTATGGCAAAATCTAATACCAATCTTGCTGGTATTTATTTCCTTACTGGTCTCAATTTAAGAAAAGGAATTGGAGGACAAGGAACAGAAGTTGTTAATAAAAATGTTTTACTTGAAAGGGATACTACCTATTCTAATAGTGATGGAGGTAATAGAACTCTTGACTTCTATGTTGAACACGAAAGGTCAATGGT